AGGAGCGGGAGCGGTGACCTTGACCGGGAATGCCGCTCCCTCGGCGTCCCGTCCAGCACCCACGGTCTCATCGGCGGGGACCGGCACGAGCGAACCCTCGAGGGGCGTCCACTGCGTGATCCGGTACGTCTCGCCAGAATCGTCGGAGGCTTCGAGCAACATCTCACGCACGCGGTAGCCGATCGACATCTCCCCGCGGATCCCGTCGAGCACGTCCTGACGGATGTCCTGCGCGGGCTGCGAGCGGCTGAACCGCATGAATCCACTCAGCTTCTTTTTCTTGATTTCGAGATCGACGATCCGGCCGACCTGCACGCCGGTGTCATGGTCGAGGAGGAGCGGCAGCCCGTTCTGGGCGCGGCTCATGTCGACGGCATTCTTCGAGTGGTCGAGGATTTCCTGCCCGTACCAGCGATCGACGGGCGTTTCGGATGAGATAGAGCAGGGGATGGCGCCGTCGGACTCACGGGGCGCGGCGCCGCGTTCGATTTCGACGATGGCGCGGTACTGGGTCGGCAGCTTTTTGATTTGATCCGGCTGCATCGTCTGCCCTCGCCGCCGGCGCGCAAAGAAAATGCGCCCGGCAAGTCCTGCATCCGGGCGCAAAGGCCGCAAGGGGTCCTACGCTACCACCGAATTTAGAGGTTACGACTCCGCAACGCAACTAGCTTCCGGCCGCGCGCTGGCTCCCCCGGTTCGGCAGCCGGCTCACCGCCCGGTTCGCTCTTGCCGGGATCCGGATTGGTCTCAGACGGCGGCTTGGACGAGAGGGAGGTCGGCAGCTCGATCCCGTTCTCCTCGGCCAGCTTCTGCTCCTCGGCCAAGTCCCCGAAGACCTCGCCCACATCGCGACCGCGGGACGAGACGACCTCGGTGCGGCTCATGGTCCCGATTTCGATGCCCAGGGCAGCCGCCCGCATCTCGTTCAGCGGATCGACCCACTCCCAGCCGCGCGGCGCCCAGCGCACCTGCTGCACCGTATCGGTCGAGCGCATGCCGACCTTCACCTGGCGCGTCAGGATCGCCATCGACAGCCAGTCGGCGAAGACGACCCGGTGACAGTGCTCGATCAGGTAGTCCTGCAGGATCCGCCAGTGGTCGCGCTCCGGCAGGAGCCCGGCGCGCAGGCTCGAGTAGTTCGCCTCCGCCAGGTCGTGGGAGAGCGAGGCGTAGGTCACACCCAGGCCAGCCGAGACGCCCTTGAGGATCGTCTTCGAGAACGGCTCGAAGGCATTCGTGGGATGCTGGGGATCCCAGAGCTGCATCTTCTCGCCCGGGTACAGCCGTTCGAAGAGGCCGGGCTCGGCTTCCATCTGCACCCGCTGCCCCGGCTGGGCGTCCTCGCCGTAGGTCTCGGGCGCCGTCTCGATGAAGCCCATCTTCGCCGCGGCCGTCCGGGCCGCCACGAGCTCGGCCTCCGTGTAGCCGTCGTACATCTTCATCGAGAGCATGATGGGGTGGAACCAGCTGATGCCGCGCCACTGATTCACCCGGTCCGAGATGAAGAGGTGCGTGATCTGGTCCGCAGGGACGCGGATCCGCTCGTTGTCCCGCTCGTACTCGAACTCGGACGGATGGTGCTTCCAGATGTGGTAGGCGACCGGGCCGCCCCACTGATCGACCTCGACCCCGAACCGTATCCTGTTGTTGCCCTGGGCGTCGGCATCGCGGTTGTAGAGAAAGTCGAGCCGATCGGGGTCGACGAGCTCGACGGCATACCCGAAGGCGTTGTCGAAGTAGCGATGCCGCCAGAGGAGCACCTCGCCGTCCTGCGCGAGGTTCTTCGCGATCGATCGCTGCAGCTCGGTCCAGGACCAGCGCCGGTCGGACGAGCAGGTCTCCGCGTGGCCCCACATGTCCCAGGCATCTTCGATCTGCTGATTCACGCCCTCGCTCGGCGCGCCGGTGAGGTCGGTCACCTTGGCCTCGAGCCGGATGCCTTTCGGACCGACGACGTTCGCGGCGACGAGCGCCAGGAAGCGTTTGGCGTACCCATTGTCCCGGCACAGCTCCCGCGCGCGCGCGCGGACGGCCCGGGCGTTCCACTTGATCTCCTGGTTCGCCGAGAGCGGAAGCATGACCCAGTCCTGGGTCAGCCGGTTGAGGATCCCGCCCTTGTACCCGGACGACGTCGGGGCGCCGAAGATGCCGCCGAACGTCGACAGCGCCCGCTTCGCGCGGCCGATCAGCCGGCTGAAGAAGCCGGACTTACTGGGTCGGGCCAAAGGTCACTCCGATGGGGGTCCCGATCCGGCCGGGGTTCCGTTCTCGATTGACGGCGGCGCGGTACTGCCCGCGCAGGATCGCCAGCTTCTCGGTAGGGATCTTCGTCACGCTGCGGCCATGGATGACGTAGGCCTCAATCGCGCCGGCGCCCCCAGCCGCGACGCCGAGCAGCCGCCGCTCGAGCTCGGCCTCGATGTAGCCCAGCATCCGTTCGTTGTGGGTCTGCTGGCTGCCCGTCGCGGCCGTATCGAGATTCGGGAGCACGGTGAGCACGCCGGAATCGGCGACGTGCGTTTCACTGCCGATCGTGACGAGCGCGTCCCATACGTAGCGGCCCGGGGGCAGCGACGCGGTATCCTGCGGATTCGCGAGGATGTCGAACTGGTTGTTGATGACCGTCGCCGTGATCTTCAGCTTCCCGACGCCGGCGAAGTTGTAGCTCAGGGTCCAGCCGTCCCCCGTGGGGAACTGATCGAAGACCCGCGTCCAGTGCCAGGTTTCGCCGGCACGCAGGACATCCGGTTCTTCAGTGGGAACGGTGAAGGTCACGCGAGCGGCCCCCAGGGGAACGGGCGCGAGGGCCGCGAAGTAAAGAGCAATCTACTGCGCCAGCGAATTCCTCACCAGCGGTTGATCCAGCCGCCCTTCTGTTTCGGCCGGAGCGGCGCCTGCACACCGGCTGGCGGGGGCGCTGCCGCGGCCGCGGGCGTGGGCATCAGCCGCTTCAGCATCTCCTCGAGCTTGTCCCGCAGGCCTGAGATGTGAAGCGCGGCCGCGGCGAGCACCGCGCAGTCCAGGGCCTCGTTCCGCTCGTAGTGCTTGACGTAGCTCCGGATCGGTCGGCGGTTGACATAGCGAGTCTGGATGGCCTCGGCCGTCAGCTGCCGGAAATACTCGTCCTCGACCATCGGGAAGTGCACATATCCCGGGCCCACGGTGGCGATCTTGAGGTGGCCGAAGAGCGTGTCCTTGAGCGTGACGGTCCCGAGCGTGAAGAGCAGGGTGCGGTCTCGGTTGACCTTCGACGGCTTCCCGACAGGCGCGGCGCCGGACTCGGACGCGCCCTTCGTCGCGAAGACATTGCGCCGACGGTGCTTCGTGCAGAAGCGATAGACCTCATCGGTCGCATACCCCGAGTCCACGCAGGTCGCCCGGATCTCGAGCTGCTGGCCCGAGACGTGGTCTCGCTTCGCGCCCAGCGCCAGCTCGAGGCGGTCCCAGACCTCGCGCAGGGTCGGATCGCCCCAGAGCACCTCATGGCTGATCAGGCCCGACTCGTCCTTCGCGCCCCAGCCCCAGACGGAGAGCTCGAGGCGATCGGCCTGGACGTCGACGCCGGCCGTCAGGGCCGCCACCCAGGCCGGGAGCGGCACCAGGCTCGGCTCCCGTCGGGCCGCCAGGGCATCGAACTCGATCCGCTCGCCGCCCTCGTTCCAGGTCTCGCCGAGGACGGTGTTCACCCAGACGCGGAGCAGCTCGGGATTCCCTTGCGCCTCGAGGAACTCACGGACCATCTGGCCCCAGGACGAGAAGAGCGAATAGGCCGCCCAGATGAAATAGCCGCGGGTGTGGCGGCCCGGGCGCTGGGGCACCCACTGGCCCTGCGTGATCATCGCGTGTTTCAGGCTCTCGGGGATCGGCTCGCCGCAGCCCGCGACGAGCTGGTCGTTCTTGTCGAACTCGCCGCAGAGGTACTGCACGCTTTCGGGATCCCCCGCCTCCCAGCGGAAATTCGCCCACTTGAGCGCCTGGGCGTGGCCGCATTTGGGGCACGGGACGAAGAAGAGCCGCTGATCGGAGAGCTCGTACTCCCGCTCGATGCGGGACGCGCCCTTCACCGTCGGCGTCGACCCCACGAGGATCTTGCGGTTCCAGAAGTTCTGGGTCCGCTTGATGGCGAGCGAGAGCGGGTCGCCCTCGTGGCGCGCCGACTTCGCCGAGATGCCGTAGGCATCGACCTCATCGCCGATCACGATCCGGATCGGCCGCGACCGGAGTCCCACCGCCGAGTTCGACCCCACGATCGCGAGGTAGCCCCCGGGGAAGATCTTCAGCTGCAGGGTGTTCTTCGAGTCCCGGCGCCCCGATTCCTGCACGGTGCCCCGCAGGACGGGCGTGTCCCGGAGCATCGGGGTGAGCCGTTCCTTGGACCACATCTTCGCGGCGTCCACCGTGGGCTGCAGGAGCAGGATCGGCGACGGCTCCTGGTGGATGTGGAACCCCACGACGTTCCCGATGACCTCCGTCCAGCCGACCTGGGCCGACTTCTTGACGGCGACCCGCTCAACGTTGGGATCGCAGCAGGCGTCCATGATTTCGCGGAGGTAGGGAGCCCGAGAGGTACGCCAGCGACCGGGCTCCGGGCTCGACTCGGCCGAGATCATCCGGTACGCGTCGGCCCAGGCGCTGAGCGTCAGCAGGGGCGGCGCAGCGAACGCGCGGCCGCGGTGCCGGCGTTCCGCCTCGAGCAGCGTCTTCACGCCCCCAAGCGGTTCAGGCGTCCGCGGTTTCTTCGTCCGTTTCGGCGTCGGCGGGGACATCGTCGGCACTCGCGAGTTCGGTCATCATCTGGGCCGTGATGCGTTTGAATCGTGCTTCGGCCTCCGGTAGGGTCTGAATGCCCACCAGGTCATGCGCGTGTCGCGTCGGCGCCGCCTTGAGTTGCGCGGCAATGCGGTCGAAGGCCTCCCCGAGTGCTTTTTGGCCCTCCTCGACGGTCATCAGCTCGCGCCGCTTGATCGCCAGGTCCAGCTCGGCGAGCTCGGCCTCGGCCATCATCTTCCGGGCCTTTGCATCCTCGTAATCTTCGGGCCGGACGCTCTGCCGGCCCTGCTCGAACTTCCAATCCATGTACCAGCGTTGGATCCGCGGCCACTCGTAGCGCGCGCGCCGGCCGTCACCCTTCTGCGGCAAGCCCTGCTGCTGCAAACGCGTGAACGCCGCCTCCGACAAATCGCCGAGGGCGGCGCGCGCCTGGGGTCGCGTCAGCAATCTGCTCATCCGGAAATGTTCATGCTCAACCGATCACGCCTCGTTGGTACAAGCATCGATCGCGGCCAGCGGCACCCGCGTTGCGACCCTCAGGAAGGACCCGCGCGGACAGTGCCATCCTCGTCCTTCCAGAGCACGCATTCGATGGCGCATTCACCGACCATACAGACGTCTGGTCGATCCGCTTCGCGCCGTAGATGAACGTCTGATCCAGGAGCTGCAGCTTCAAGATACGTGCGTGGGGGAGTGCCTGAACGAGGTCGACGACGTTCCGACTGGCGCGGCACCACGACTTCTGCTTCCAGATGGTGAACGTGTGCTTGTGGTCGTTGTTGAACGTCGACGGCCAACCACCCTGTTCATAGAGATCCTCGTCCGGCACCATCAGCACGAGATAGCCGCCTGCGCGCAGCACGCGCCACCAGTTCTTCAGCGCGATCAGCGGATCCATCATGTGCTCTAAACAGTGCGAGCTATGGACGAAGTCGTACTGTCCGTCGGGCACGCCAGCGAGCAGCTGTGCGTCACCGTCTGCTAAGTCCCAATTGCGGACCGACTTGATCGCCGGGAAGAGATGACGGTACTGCTCGAGTCCGTCGTAGCCGCCACCAACGTCGAGCCCATCACCGACAAAGTAGCGTGTCTGGAATCCGGGTTCGTGCATGCGGCGCACGCAGGCTTTCCCGCATCCGTGGCTCATCGAGTGGTCGACCATCCTGGCGCAACGCACCCCAAGAGCACCGTCCACTTTCCCGCCATCGCGACGAGCCCGATCTGCCAGTGGCGCTGCCAGGCGATGCCAGCGCCAATGCCCCAGGTATCAGTCTCGCGACAGACGTGCAGGCCGAATTGCATCACGCCGCTTCGGCTTCTTCCAGTGTGACCTTTTCCAGCTCTTCGACCGGAACGCCAGCCGGCACGCAGAACATGTTGCTGCTGACGACGTCCCCGAAGACGTTTTCCTTCTCACCGCGCAGGTTGTCCGGATTGAAGAGCGGCGGCGTGTGCCAATAGCAATCATAGCCGAGGGACTGTATCAGCTGGACAAGCGGGACCGCTTTCTCGCTGCGGTCGTTTTCGACGTAGAGCAGGGGCGTGAACTTCGCGATCGTCTGCCGCGCGCCCGCGATGACGAGACGTTCCATCCCCTCGACGTCGATCTTCAGGAATTCCACGTGCTTGAGGCCGATTTCGTCCAACGGCAGGACGGGAATCGACTCACCAGCCTTGAACTGATCCACACTGATCCCGCCGTAGTTGTCTTCCATGCTGAAGTCAATCGGGGGGATTTTCACATCTCCTGGCGCGGCACCGACCGCATAGGGAAACGAGCGTACCTGCAGGAGACCGTTGAGCGCGATGTTGCCGCAGAGCATCTGGAACAGGAAGGGAATCGGCTCAAACGACACCACCGCGCCGCCTGGTCCCACGAGCGACGCCAATGACAGCGTGTGGGCGCCGATGTTAGCGCCAATGTCGCAGACGAGCATCCCTGGCTTTACATATTTCCGCCAGAAGGCGACTTCGAGCTCAGAGAATTCGCCGTAGCGCAGGAGCGATCGACCGACGTACAGATCGTGCTTGAGGTGCATCATCCGGCCGTAACGGCCATCCGTGATGACGATGTGTTCAGCTGACAGCATGCAGCCTCGCGGGGCGGAAGGTGGCAAGATCGGTGGCCATCTGCAGGAGCGTGTCGTGCCAGCTGCCGACCTGGCGCTGGCGATAGAGCTTCGCGGCCGGATACCACGGGGAATCGCTGCGGCCGGCCATCCAGCGCCAGTCCGGCCATGCACTGATCAGGATCCACGTCGGGACGCCGAT